CTTGAATAATGTCATCAGCAACTTGTGCTTTGATAAAATCGGGTCTATTCATGTATGCTTTGATAGCGCGTGCATAGTTACCTCTTCGGAGGTAGCTATTCACCCTTCGGGTAAGGACTATTCCTTGCCTGAAAGTGATGTGGTTATCGCGAGTAAGTTCTGCAATCTTCTGTCTAAGAAGACGGTATGGACTCTCGCGTTCACTGCTGCGATATCTAGCATTCCATGATGCCCGAACCTTATTCGATTTCATAGTCGAAGACTTCCTCCACTGACCGGTTGATTGATCAACCATGGACTGTGCGGTTGTGACCTCCACAATCAATGCCTTCCGATCAATTGTAGGACCCGAGAATGGGGTCCGATCAGTGGCAGGAAGATTGCGAACTTCTTCTATTTTCTCTTCTAAGGTCGCAGTACGTTTCTTCAATGTTGTCTTGAATACTCCGTGTTTAAGCGCCATGTTGAACGTAGTGCGGTTTATCTTACCTCTTCCACCCCCTCCTAGGGCAAGTGGTCCTCCCTGACCGATAGCAATGGAATTTGCCGTAGTCCGCGCCAGTCTAGCGATAGACGGGTGCGGGCGGTGGTATCCATGCGCCATCTTGTTTAGGGAAATATTGACTAATTCATCCGATTGTGCAATTGCAGCCATAGCTGTTCTTTGCCCGCCAGCAAGGAGCCGCGTTCCTGCGGCTTGCGCAATACGTACTTCCTTGACACCAGACAGAATATGTTTGGTGCCTTTAATTAAAGTACCCTCTGGGGTTATTTTCTTAATGTCGGTAGTACTTCGGGTACAATGCATCTCGCAAAAGACTGCATTATCCCCGCGGAAGGATTTCTCAGTATTAGGGACCAGACGAACTTTACGTAAGTTTTGTTCGTACTTGTCACAAGTAGAGGGTTTACCTATGGCGACGAGGTCGTCGCCACAGGTGCGAAATTGGTGGGGTGCAAACCCCGCACTAGTTGCTGCCCAGTTGTTGAGTAGACTAAGTATAGTCCATGACGGCCCTAAGCCCATTAGGGCACCAGCGGTAGATAGAAGAGGCTTTAGGAGCTTCTTCCCATCTATCTCTGTGATGAGTGTTGGATCAGTCAGGTATTTTGCCGCCTGAATGTATCTCACCGGTGCACCTGCGCATTCTAGAACGTGTTCTAGAAGCTCTCGTGTATCCGGACCATTCATCTCGTCAGTGGCTTTACTTAAGTCCGCAGAATATGCAATCGGAAGTTGACTGTTACCATATTGGCGATATGTAACAGTGATGTTGTTCCCCTTTAACAGGTCTTGGTTGGTACCAAGGTTCTGTAAGAGTGGGAGCACCATTCCATTAATTGCTCTGGCTACTTGTACAAGTTCAGCCCGGTGAATGGTCACCGAGCGAAGTTTTCCCTGAAATTCAGGGATAACCTTCACCTTACATGGTAAGGGTTCTTTTGTATCAAATAGTCGTTGCAAGGCAACTTCCGTAACATCCTGCGGAGTCTGTGACAACCGGGTGTCTATTCGTCCTAAGGCTTCATGCAATTTGTGTGTGATGGGCGTTAAACCGGGTCCGCTAATACGGATTAATAAAGGAGGCCCCCAATTCAGTGGGTCAAATTTAGGAATCTGTACTTTGCTACCGTTATTACGCGCCTTAATCACCTCTTTGCGTTTAATCTTAGCTCGAATTACGATGTCTAATAGAATATTAGCATAGTTTATATATTCAAGGTATACTGCAA